AGAACCCGCATTTGGTACAGGACAACCCCCGTTTGAACTCTAGCCATTCCTGCTTTTTCTGCTTTCGGGTTTTTTTTGACCTAGTCTTTATCTCATCCTTGTTTTTTTGGTAATGGTTAGCCGACCACTCCTTATGCTTGGCTTTACTGACTTTTGGGTCTTCGTACGGCATGGTCTTGACGCATCACAAAAATGGTGTATATTGCAGCTATCCGGGCTTTCCGGTGCATTGGGCTGCCCCGGCAGACGACATACAGACCAATGTACCTAATTTGTATGTAAGGAAAAAACATGGCAAATACCACGTTCACCGGCCCAGTTCGTTCGCAGAACGGCTTTCAGTCCATTACCAAAAGCGCTACCACTGGTGCAGTCACCGTCAACGCTACTTTTGGCGCTACTACCAGCGTCACCGACCTGACCACCACAAACCTGACCACCACAAATCTGGTCTTCACTGATCAAAACCACCCTACAAAAGCCGCGATTAACGCAACAGCTACGGCTACCGCAGCACAGGTTGCGACAGGCTACATCACTTCCACTTCAGCCGCCGCTACCACTATCACTTTGCCTACAGGCACCTCGCTTGGCGCTGCTGTTGGCGCTACCCAAGGTACCGTGTTGGACCTGTACGTTGACAACACTGCTGGTGCAAGCACAGTGACTATTGCTGTTGCTACCAACGGCATCTTGTCCTCTGCTGCCGCTGACACTCCCGGAAGTTTTGGTGACCTGACGATTGCTTCTGGTGTGACCGGCCTTGCCCGTTTCACCATTATGTTCTCCAGCGCAACGGCCTACGTGTTTTCCCGTACTGCCTAATTGATCTAGGGGGCTTTGGTCCCCGTCTACAAGGAGATTAATTATGGGTTTTCAGTTTGACGTACGATCGACGCATGCCTCCGCTTCCGGTCTAATGATCGGCGGTCGTGTGCGTCTAAAAGGCGCAGTAATTTTCCCGTTCAGTGCTGCCACAGGGTATACCACGTTTGTGGACAATGTTTCTGCCGCAGGTACTTATGCACGCGCAACTACCACCGCTACGATTACTTCCGCAAATCACGGACTGACCACAGGTCAGTGGGTGTATTTGGATTGGGATTTGGCGGACAACCCCTATCAAGTGACTGTCACAGGCGATAACACCTTCACGGTCACTGTGGCAAACAGTGGCGCAGCAAGTGGTAACGTGACAATCTACACCAGTGTATTGATGCAGGCAGATGCCTCCAATGCGACCGCCTACACAGTTGTTATCCCCGGCGACGGCATCGTTGCCCAAAACGGTATTCGGGTGTTTCTTGCAGCCGATGTTCACACAACAATTTTCTACGGATAAGGAGTCCATCATGGGACGTGCAGCAAAAATGGCAGATGATCAGTACCAAGGCGAAGTACAGCCCGGTGCGCAGAAGCAAGACATGGGCAAGGGCGGGCCAAAACAAACGCCTAGGAAGCCCGGAAAAGGGCCTACAAGCTCGGTTTCCCCCCGTGGCGTAGGGCAGGCGCGTAACAAGCCCTGCAAGATGTACTAGGGGTAGGCCATGAAACCCGGTTTGTACGCCAACATCAACGCAAAAAAGGCTCGGATAAAAGCGGGCTCTGGCGAAAAGATGAGGAAACCCGGGAGCAAGGGCGCTCCTACTGCCGCCGCTTTCAAGCAATCCCTAAAGACGGCAAAGAAACCCAAGAAATGAAAACCGCTGCATGGACGCGCAAAGAAGGCAAGAATCCCAAGGGGGGTTTGAACGCCAAAGGAAGAGCTTCCGCCAAAAAGGAAGGGATGAATTTAAAACCTCCCCAGCCGGAAGGCGGAAGCAGGCGCGACTCTTTTTGTGCAAGGATGACTGGCATGAAGAAGAAACTTACCAGCGAGAAAACCGCGAAAGACCCAAATTCCCGTATCAATAAAAGCCTCAAAGCGTGGAAATGTTAGGAGAAAATCATGGCACAAACCCAGCAAGAACTTGACATCATTGCCGAGCGCAAACGCGGCGAAGAGGAAGGGGCCAAGCCCGAAGGCCGAGCCAGTTTGGACATTAAATCGGCCCCGGTAAAGATGCCAACCCGGCCCGGTCAACAGCCAATGGTCACTATGGACATGGTCAAAGCCAAAGGGTTTGACAACCTGCGCGATTACTTGAACGACCAGAAAGGTTTGACACGTCGAGGTGATAAGCCCGCTGGTAAGCCCGCTGATAAGCCCGCTGAAAAGTCGTACGAAAACAAAGTCAAGTTTGATCCAGCTTTTTTTAGCGAAAATCCTTTAGCTTATTCGCGAACCAAGACTACTTACAGAGAAAAAATGGCGGATTACAAAGAAAAAATGGCGGATTACAAAGAAAAAATGGCGAATTTAGGCAAGAAGTATGCTAAGGGCGGGTCGGTCAAGCTTTCCGAAGCAGCAAGGCGCGGGGACGGGATAGCCATACGGGGCAGAACAAAAGGAAGGCTGTGCTAAATGGAATCAATGAACACAATATGGTCTGCGGGCCTCACAATGGCTACGACGGTGATTGGGTTTCTGCTCAAAGAGAAATTTGCAGAGCTAAACCGGATAAGCATTTTGCTCAACAAGACGCGCGAGGAGATTGCCCGTGATTACGTTACTCAATCAGAAATTCAGCGAATTACTGACCACATTGACCAACGCTTTAACAAGCTTGAAGCAAAAATTGACCAGCTTATTCAAGCGGGGAAATGATGCCGAGCAAAAGTAAGAAACAGCACAACTTCATGGAGGCGATTGCGCATAACAGCGCTTTTGCCAAGAAGGTAGGCGTTCCACAATCCGTGGGGCAAGATTTTTCAAAGGCCGACAAGGGCCGCAAATTTCAAAAAGGTGGTGATATGAAAGCAACAATGACGGCCAAGATGATGAAGTTTGAGAAATCCGCCAAGGATGTCGAAAAACGCATGAAAAAAGGCTCCAAAAAGGACATGGCAGCGGACAACAATGCTATGCCCGGGTACAAAAACGGCGGCGCGGTCCGTGGGCAAGGAATTGCAAAGCGCGGTTTCTCTGAAGGCGGAAAAGTACAGACCGTACAGGTAAAAGGCGTGGGTGCAGCCCGCGCTCGGACCGCGAAAATTTGCTAAAGCATGACCACCTCCGGCGTAGCCAATTTTGACCTGCAATTTGATGACCTGATAGCCGAAGCGTACGAACGCTGCGGCCTAGAGGTCAGGGCAGGCTACGACATGAAGACCGCGCTGCGGTCTTTGAACCTGATCTTTGCGGAATGGGCAAACCGGGGGTTAAATCTTTGGACGATTGAGCAGCGGACGCAGGTTCTTACGGCGGGGGTGAACAACTACAACCTTTCCGACGATACCGTCAATGCTCTGTCGGCGGTGATCCGCACGGGAAGTGGGTCTACGCAGCAGGACATCACAATTGACCGTATAAGCCGAGCCGAGTACCTCCACATCCCCAACAAGAACACGGAGTCTCGCCCTGCTCAGTACTACGTACAGCGCTCCGTCCCCACTACGTTGTACCTGTACCCTGCTCCGGACGATACGACCACCTACACGTTTGTTTATTACGCCGTACGCCGGATTGACAACGCAGGGACGTACGTAAACACCGCAGACATTGTCTTTCGTTTTCTCCCTGCATTGGTAGCAGCGTTGTCGTACTACTTGGCGTTGAAGAAAGCCCCTGAACGGGTGGAATTGCTCAAGCAGTACTACGAGGAAGAGTTTGCCCGCGCAGCCATGGAAGACCGTGACACCGCCAGTGTCTTCCTTATCCCCACTTTTACGAGTGCATAGGCATGTCCGGTTTTGCTTCAGGCCGGTATGCAATTGCCCTGTGTGATCAGTGCGGCCAGCGGTTCAAACTACTGCAATTGATTCGGGACTGGAAGGGGTTCAAGGTATGCACTGAGTGCTACGAGCCCAAGCATCCGCAATTGGAGCCGAAACGGACGATTACGGAGCCTCAAGCTCTGTATCAGCCTCGCCCAGAGTCAAAATTGCTTGTTACAATCTTTGCAGGGTTCACCGCTGATACCACCATAGCAAGCATAGGCATGTTGCCAATGCCTCCTGCAAGGCCATTGCAGGCCACAGGGCTTATGGGGCAAGTTAGGA